CTGCTATGTGAATTTTTAATCAACTATTCTAACTCAACCTTTTCATAAGTACCGGTACCGTGCGATATTGAAGATAAAACCGTATTTTTTGTTGCGCCGACTATTCGTGCAAGCTCACCTGCGGAATCGGCAACTGCGACCGGAAATCTGTATTTATCGTTTGTCACTTTCATGTAACAACAGTTTTTCGCAGCCCTCATTATTCTATTTCCTCAAATTCTGTATTTTCGTTTACTTGCGCCGGGGTTTGTCCTTTTTCGCCGCAAAAGCTGACCTGATTAGCAATCACTTTTACGCTTTTTCTATTTTCGCCTGTGTTCGCAACATAATTATCTGTTTGTAGTCTGCCCTCAACAGCAATCATTGAGCCTTTGTGGAAATAACGAGAAATAAATTCAGCAGTCTGTCGCCAAGCGGTACAATCTATAAAGTCACAAGCACGGTTGTCCTTGGAATAGCTTCGGTCAACCGCAACTTGGAAGTTTATAAAAGACGTGCCCTCATTTGTAGCCTTTAGTTCCGGTTCGTAAGTAAGCCGTCCCATTAAAACAACACTATTTATCATCTTTTACTCCCTGTATTCTTTAGATTTCAAAATTATTCATTGCATCTTTCGTGACCTGCTCTATATCAAATGTAGGCTTGCAGTTTAGTCGATTTGGATTTTTGGCTTGATACTCGTTCAGGTACTCACCGAAGCGTGTACCAAAAAGCGTTGACGGCCGTAAGTATAAGCTCATTTTCGGGTCTTTGCCCCAGCTTTTGAATTTTTTATCAATTACCGTCTTGAAATCCTCAACCGTATAGCCCTCATTCATTCTTGCCCTGATTAACTCTTTCATTTTCTTACCGTTTGGCTTATAGTGCGCACCGATTTTATTGTTAAGATATTCAACAATAACCTTGATATCGTCGGTGCTCATATTCCCGGTGCTCTTGTCTGCCTGCTGCCATTCGACTTTGGGCAGTTCGTATACCACCTTTTCAACGACAGCCGTCCTGCCCTCGCATTCATATGTAATCTTAAGCTTATGCTTCGGCTTAGCCTTGTAAATATCACAGTCAACAACTGCCCTTGTCACATCATCAAGCGTTATTTGTGTAAAATCAGCTTCGCACTTGTCAAAGCTTCCGTTTGCACAGCTTTCGCAAATTTCATTTGTATAAACTTCCATATTTTTTTTCAACTCCTATTGATTTTTTATAAGAGTTGTGATAACATAATGGTGTCAATTGGGTTATCACAACTCATTTAATGCTGTGTAATATGTATTCCCACTCGGCATTATCGGAGAATATATATCGGCATTTTCGTTCAAAGCCATTCCGCTTGCGGAGTGGCTTTTTCTTTTTCTTGTTTTTAATAGCCACTTTGCATATCGTTAAATATATTACAAATAATGCAAGCGATATTGCCGGTAACTTAAACATTTTTTCACTTCCCTTCATTTATATTTAAAGTTTTTTGAATTCTTCCGGATGATTTGAAAAATATAAGCTCATTGCGCTTTCAAGTCTTTTTTTCACATTTTGCCTTAATTTTTCAACTTCATCACTCGTTAATTTCTCAAATGGCTTTATACTTTTGTCTTCCATAATTACATTAACCGTTGCAGTTAATGGTTTTCTTGCCATTTCATCACCTCAATTTAAAATATGATGAACCTTTTTGTCCGTATCACTAACACTTAACCAAAAC